ATGCACGATGGTGTCCTACGCACCGTCGCGGTTTTCGCCGAGCAACTGACGGCCAGCGCCAATCCTTCGTCGGTAGGCGGCACACAAAGTTCCGACCAGCCCATCACGGTCACGTCCGACGGAACTACTGCTTCCCCTTCAGGCGGGCGCGCCCCCTTCAATTACGCATGGACGCAAACCAGCGGGCCGAGCGCGACGATCACCGCGCCCGCCATGGCGACCACGCAATTCCGGGCCACCGTCGATCCCTTCGACACGGTGTCCCTCTCCTTTCGCTGCACGATCACCGATGCTGTCGGACAGTCCGCAAGCACTGAGGTCACGGCGCTTCTCAATAACCTTGGCGGGGGCGGTACACCACTATGAGCCGTATTAAATACTTCGAAACCATCACCAATTCGCGCGGCGACAGCTTGGCGAATTACCGGGTGCAGGTGGTCGATAGCGCAGGCGCAATCGTCATGATCTATCAAGACGAAGCTGGAACGCGATTTCAGGACGCGGCGGGCAATGTGGTAAATTTCACGCTGGCTGGCCCCGCTGGCAAGGCCGAGTTTTGGTGGGAGCCCGCATCCGGGCAAATCCTCCAGGTTCTAGATGCAGCAGGCAATCTGGTGGATGCCACTGATGGCTTTGCGAATAAGTATGTTCTGACGAACCTTCCCGGCAATATCGCCACGGCGGCAGTTGATGGCCTCGACACATCGCTTGCTGCAAAAGCCGAGTCCGCTGCGCTCGCTTCGCCCGATCCCGACAAAGGCGCGGCTCTGGTTGGGACGAAGCGCGCGAACGTAACAGGCTCGGTTCCGCGCGAGGTCAACCGGGTCCTGTGGGAAAAGCCGATTACCCCGTTCGACAAGGGCGCTGTGATGGATGCCCGTATGACGGGGGCTAGTGCCAATAACAGCGGCGCGGTGGACCCCAATTCTACCGATGACACCGATGCATTTGAGGCGTTCCTGTTTGAACTAGCAGCCACCGGACGCCCTGGCGAGCTTTGGCCCCGCGACGAGAACTTCGACCCCGCCAACCCGCCGGGGATGCGTCTGTCGCGTACGATTACGGTTCCGTCCGGTCGCAACAACATTTCGCTGAAAGGTCCGGGGCGAGAACTGTTCAAGATCATACAGACGGCGAATTTCGATTCCCCGCTGCTGGTGTTCGATGCTGAATTTGACCACCTGCGCGCGGACATTCGCGACTTCACGGTAACGCGCACCGACCCCGGCCCCGGCGGTCAGGGGGTTGCGAATGCCCCGGCAATTTCCATCCGCAATTATCACTCGTTCACGCTGGATGGCATTCGGACGAACCGGATGGGTTGCGGCATTCAGATCCTCGGCTCGCTTGGCGGAAACATCGACAACTGCCTATCGTGGTATGATCGCTACGGCATTCGTCTGGACTGGACCTCGGACTACACCACTACGCCGAACCTTATCTCGATCAACGACACGCAGCTTATCGCCAGCTACGAGATTGGCCTTTACGCGTTTCGCCCTACGAAACTGCGGGCACGCAACTTCGGAATTGAACAAACTGCGGTAGAGAACCCCAACTGGGCAGCAGATGGCAATGGTGTTCTTATCCAAGACGCTTGCCACGCAGGCCATGAAGCCGTCGATCTCGATTTTTATATGGAAGGCGTCAAAGGTTACGGCGTTCAGATCATAGACCGCCGTGACAAGGAAACGTACTACAAGATGAAGGGCACGATCAACCGCGTTCACGAAGATCAGCTCGCCGATATTCTTATCAATATGGCGAGCCATCAGGCGGGCGATCCTGTTACCACGCTCGTCAACGAATGCCAGCACGGCACTGTCATTCCCGGCTATACTCCAAGCGCGGCTCGCCCGTATCTGGCCGCCAATCCTGCCGCAGCATACAAGAATTTCACCCTGCGCGACGAGCGGGCGATGTATCGCGATGCCGCTGAGCGCCCGGTTCTTGGCACTAACGTCACTCGCCCGCGTCCCGGTGGTGACTTCAACGCTTACGTTCCGAATGCGTCCACGAACGGCGTAGGGATCGAAGTCGTAAAGCAGAACGCGGGCATCTATCGCATCTTTCCGGCGCGAGGCTGGAACCGCGAAACCGTTAATATCCGTTTGGTTTCGGGGACTAATACGCAGGGATTGGTGCCTCGTCTTTCCGGCGAAACCGCCGATTATGTGGAATACACATGGGAGGTCTACAACGGCACCGCATGGGTAACCAGCGATGCCGCCTTCTGGGTGAGCGGGACTTACCTGTGATGCGGTCGTTTGTGGGGAGGCGGTGATGGACCTCCTGTCTGCCATAGCCGTATCCCTTCGCGTCTCAATCATCATCATCGCGGGCGCGATGGTGGTGGGGCTTTGGCGGGAAAATTGGGCGGTTGTGACGCGCAAGCCGGGGTGGCGCGTCCATCTTACTTCCACGATCTTTACCGTAATGGTGGTGGCCGGCGCGATCATTTCGAGCGTCAACGTCTTTCCCGATGCGGGCTGGTCTATCCCTCGCAATGTGCGCCTTGGTGTGGTCAATTTTGGCCTGTCTCTATTCCTGGTCGGAACGCTGACCGGGCTTTATCGCCGCGCCCTTCGCTCCGGTCCTGAACAAGCCCGCGCCGCCTTTTTGACAGGCATCGCGATAGTCGCCGTGGGGTGCGCGTTTGTCGCCCTGCTTCATGCGGCCGGGAATCATGCGTGAACCTGCTGCGAGAAATCCCTGCCAAGTGGTGGGCGGTGCTGCTGGGGGTCTTGTTCGGCTCCCTCGCACTGATCGCCATGGATGGGCCAAAGAAGGGCTACGGCAGGACAATCGTTACAGCGTGTCTGACCGCGCCGCTCTTGTCGGTGCTGGCCGGGGCAATGCTGCCGTCTGACACCTCACTGGAAATAGCCGCGCTGATCGGGGGCGTGACCACTCTAGGCGGTATGGCGGTGATCGTGGCGGTGTCTCGCCTTGCCCCCTCGCTGGTGACGGCAGGGCTTACAGGTATCGCCCGGACCTATCTCGAAATCAATCCGAGCGAACCGGGGAAGCCCGGCGAAGTGACGCGCAGGCGTGAGGACGGAACGCCGGAAAACCCGGAACCTACGCTGGATGAACTGGCGCGCAGGTTCGACGAAAGGAAAGACCAATGAAGCTTGATCGCGAGCCGATCTTTGACGCTGTGCGCGTCATGTTGAAGCGCGGCTTCACCACCACTGAGGTTAAGGCACTGGACGCTGCGATAGACGAGGCGACCGGCACCATCGTTGTGACCGCGCCGCAAGAGGATTGGATCAAGCTGGCTGCGCCGCTGGTCGAACGGTTCGAAGGCATGGCGCGTAAAGTCCCCGGTGGCGTGCAGGCCTATCCCGATCCTGGCACTGGCGGCAAGCCTTGGACGATTGGCGTAGGGTCAACCACAGACGAGAATGGCGACCCGATCAAACCGGGTGACGTTTGGCCGCTGGCTCGCGCCCGCGCTCGTTTCGAAGCTCACTTGGCCGAGTTCGGCGAGGGAGTGGACAAACTGCTTGCCGGGAAGCCCGCTACAGCGCCCCAGAAAGCCGCGATGACAAGTCTGGCGTATAATATCGGCTTGTCGGCTCTTGCGCGCTCTACCGTGCTTAGATTGCACCGTGCGGGCGATTATGCCGGTGCGGCCAAGGCCTTTGCCATGTGGGTCAAAGCCGGGGGAAAGACTCTACCGGGCCTAGTTCGACGAAGAGCCGCTGAGGCGACGCTTTACGGGAGGGGTAGCTAAATGCTCGTCTGTCCAGCCTTGCGCAATCCTGTATCTCAACGTGGTCGCCTCTATTCCCAACATGCGCGACAAATCGGCCAACCTCATCTCTTTGCCGAGGTAAGTCACAATACGCTTGCGCGAGATATGTGCAGATTGTTCAAGCGGGGACGCCCAACGGCAATTGCTCGGCTCATAGGCTCCAGTGCTGTCGATACGATCCAAAGTTTTACCTGCTGGGCGTTCGCCCATATCCGCCAAAAAGTTAGCAAACTCTTGCCATCTGGCACACACGGAAATGCCTTTAGCTCCGTAATCCGGGAAGCGACTTGCCCGAGGGTTTTGGCAGCGTTGCTTCATCATTGCCCATGTCGTGTAGGTGCGACTCAAGGCCGTATGGGTCGTATGCCCATGTTTGCGGGAATTTGCGCTAGCCGAACAGGAGCGCGAACAGAATCGCCCCCTTCCATTCATCAAACGCCGCTGTGTGGTTTCGAACGTCTCGCCGCAGACAGAACAACGCTGGCTAATTCTCGGGACCTTTTTCGACATGCCCCACCAATAGTGCACATGTATCGGGTTTGCAATCAAATTAAAGCTGGCGGCAAGGTGATGGCCGGATTGATCCGCCGCCGCGCTGCCGAAGCGGAGTTGTACCGATCATGACCTTCCCGCGCATCAGCAACCACGGAAGCGAAGTCTTTCTGCTCGGCGTGATGGCCCTTGGGGTCATTATCCTCATCGGAATTGCGATCGGCAAGGGCAAGGTGGACGGGCTGGACATAGCCGCTTTCCTGCTCGTTCTACAGCGTATTGTGGAGGCCGTTCAAAAGCGGTGGGAACAGCGATCTGTAGATCAAATGGGCCGCAGTCTCGCCAATGCTCCGCAAGCCACACCCCCAACAACGGATGAAGCATGATGTTCGGACAATTCTTCGCGCCCGTATGGGTCAGGATAGCCGCTGCCGTGTTCGGGCTGCTCCTTGTCGCGCTGGCGGTCCAGTCGTGGCGGCTAGGCGCTGCAAACGAGCGGGTGGAAGAGACGCGCAACGCCCTCGCTGCCGAACGCGCCCAGCATGACGTTACGCGCGCTTCACTGGACGAGCTGACCTTTGAGATGACCCGCCTTGTCCAAGAGGGTGAGGTTCGAGCCGAGCGGGTGAACGAAGCCATGGCGCGGGTTGCTGACGAAACAGCGGCAATGAAGGAGCGCGCTCAGATTATCGAGCGCGATGGTCTGGGTGAGGACTATGTGAGCGATCTACGGGAGGCGGGGATATGAGGGTGGAATTCGGGAACAGCGGTTTTTGCGGTATTTCCCCTCGAAAGTGGCGGAAGTCTGCCGTTTTTATGGGAATTCTTCTTTCGGCCTGTTCGCACAACGAACCGGGTATTGAGGTCCGCACGGTCGAGGTTTTGCGCCCAGTCCCCTGCATCCCCCGCGATCAGATCCCAGCTGAGCCCGCCACGGTAGGCGATAGGCTTACCGGCGATCCCGTTCTTGACCTTCCCACTGTAGCTGCATCGGCATTGGCCTTGCGTGCGTGGGGTCGGGAGATGGAGGCAGCGCTTATTGCTTGCGCGGAGTGAGGCTTAGGCACCTAGATCCCAAACGGGAATTGCTGCCTTCTTCAGCTTCCGCACCATATCAGCGGTCCCTGTTCCACCGGGGAACGCTACAGCGACACTCGGTTTGCCGTGTTCGATCATCTGCTGGTTGCGGCGTCCGCCAGCCTTCGCATCATATTGCGTTCCATCGCGGCGCTTTCGTATGACAGCATCGGGATGCGAAAGATCGGTCCACTTCGCTGGATAGGGTGCTACCTCGACGCCATTCCGCTCGGCCCATAGCTTACTGAGCGTGTCAGCACCCGTAGCTTCACCTTCGATCAAGACCGCTATGCCATGCTTGCGATGAACCGCTGATAGCGCCCTTTCAACTAAGGACGCGTCAGCGAAATCGCGACCGCCAGTCACTACGACCCGGAGTGCTTCAGACATACCCGCTGATAGCATGAAATAGCTTGCGGGTCTATAGGGTATTGATCTATAGAGGATGGGTCGGAACGGCTTTGGATTGGGAGTTTCCCGGTCGGCTTAAGTTTCGGCACTGCTGCGGCGGTGGGATGAAAGCGCGATAACCTGTGCACGGGCCGCGTGGAACGTTAATCTCGCTTCAGTTGGTGAGAGCCGGAGTAGCGACCGGCCCGCAGCTGCTTTTGGAGAGAACCGATGCGCGAAGGAATGGTCGGCGGAATTGATAGCGGCACCGCTTTCTTGGAAGGCTGGGGTGGCGATTTAGCTACCCCCACCGCTCCACGAACTTCTCGCACGCCTGCCGAAGTTCCAGCATATGAGCGGTGAAGTCCGGCTTCGTTTCCGGCAGGTCCAGAACCTTTTCTAGCGCGACCTTCAATCGCTCCATTTCCGCGCTGTCTTTGTAATGGCTTCCCGACACCTCAAGCCCCTGTGATGATGCTGTATGGCTAAGGCTTAGACGGGGGATGGCAATCATCTCGTCGGGCACCATGGCTCCCTTCGTCCGGTCCATTTGCGCGCCAGTCCTTCCGCTACGAGCTGCCGGCCGATAGAACCCCGGCTGTTCGAGATGATGCCAAGCGTTCGCCCATATCGATCCTTGCCAGTTCTCTCGATACGATACGGCTCACTGTTCAAGAGGACAAGCAGCCGATCGCGGGCACGGATTGCCAGGAGGCGTTCGGCCTCGCATTTGGGGCGGGACAGCTCTGGCGCATCAATCTCTGCGACCCGCACCTTCTCACGCCCGATCCAGACAGTATCGCCATCCACAACGCAATCGGAGCGCACTCCACTTGGTGGGCATATAGCCAAGGCGGCGGCTAGAAGGATCATGAACGCGATGCCGGTGTGGGGATTGGTTCGACAGTCACCCGCCAGCTTCCAATATAAACGCCTCGACATGAGTTACCGATCAAGTCATGCACGTACTTATGATCACGATGGGGTGTTTTGCGGATAGCATGGATAACCAGCGTATCGCAAGCATCCTTGACTGGATCGCATTCCGGAAACAGTCGGTCAAGCATTCGCGCGATGAAACCCCGCAAGTCACTCATGGTCTTGACCTTTCAAAAGGTGTTCGCCGCGTTCGATTGCATCCCGTGTAGCAACAAGATTTATTAGCGCGCCCATTGCCATATCGGAATTAAGGTTGCTGGTGTTCTTCGCGTATACGCGTAGCTCTCGCAACAGGCGGCCATCAATTGCGGCCACTATATCGGCGCGCTCTTGTTCTGCCTCCGTCAGCTTCTTCGCAATTCGTTCTACCTCTGTAGCCTCAATCGACATCGGTTGTCTCCTTAAGGGCGGTGCGGGCGAGGCTTTGGAGATAGCCCGGGTCGTTGGCTATCTGGCTCGCTAAGCTGCTGAGCCTTTCGCCCCGCTCTTCGGCATGTCGTCGAAGCGCGGCCAGCGGTGAAACAATATCCTCCAAAGCCTCCCTGTATTGGCGAAGGCGGTCGGCGGCTTCGGGGCCATCTGGATTGCGATACCAGTTTGTAGTGATGCCGGCCATTTCGCGATTGGAGCTGCTTTCTACCGCCCGCAACCGCTGTTCAAGGTCGCTCATTCTCCTACCTCCCGAATTGCTGTGCGCCGTGACCAAAGCAGTTTGATGCTGAAATCCCACCAGCCAAACGCGAGCAGATAAGCTGTCACGCCCATGCCTTCTTTCTTGCAGAAGAGGACGCCGGGAGTGACAAGCTTTTCAGGATCGTTCCGCGCTCGATCGAAGACTAATCGCATCATCCTGCCTCCTTAGTTGTGCTGGTATTTAGCCGGGCTATCTCTGCCAGGATGTCGGGAGCCGGTGAGAACCATTCGCCGAAAAGGCGATGTTCTGCGAACCTTTGGTGGTAGTGTCTCTCGCGAACCTTCGGTGCATTCTGCGTGGCAAGAACCACTAGCTTCACCGGCGATCCGGTCTGAATGCATTTAACCCGCTCGTGCAGGTCTTGTTGGGTGAAGCCAATCTTGATCGCTCCCCCTGCCCCGCCGATGAAATAGACGGTGTGGTTTGGCGGGCAATCGAAACGAGGCTGTCGCGGCGTCGGATGATATTCACCATCCGGCCAATCAATCGCGTCTATGCATGGTCTGAAATATGCGTGCAGTTCAGAGGCCGTCAGGGCCTCGACCTGCTCGTCATCCAGCACTACGGCTTCATCAAGCATGGGCACTCCTATTGCCTATGTTAGGCCCGGTGTGGAGATTGCCGTCTCCCATCGGGCCGTTTTGGTTGGACACCGCGGCATCGGGGTGCCGCAGGATTCCTTGGGTCGCCAAGCTAGGTTGGACAACGCCAAGTCCCTGATAAGAAATACTTACTCTATTCCGCCCCGAGGCACCATCCCTTTCTTTAAGCATCTGTCTTTCCGTCATTTTCCGGCGGTTGGACATTGATAAAGTCGGGAAGGTTGGACAACGCCGCGTCCGCCAAGAGCGATCGATTGGCCTTTGCCCGGTAGTAGGCGAACGTCTCATTCTTCTTGTGCCCAGTGACTGCCATCCCCTGCGCATCGGTCGCACCGCTTTCCGCAAGACGCCTCGACATAGCTTTGCGTAGTCCGTGCATCGAGCAGTGGGGCAGATTGGCCTCATTGCACCATTTGCGCATCCGATTGCCCATCCCCGCGTCCGAGAACGGTTTGCCGAATGCGGTCGTAATCAGAAAGCGAATCGGTGCCGCCGGTAGGGCCTCCAAAGCTGCGCGAGTAAGCGGCAGCATGATGACGCTGGTTTCCTCATTGTCCTTCGCGTGGTCAACGATGATCCGCCCTGCCCTGATATGGTCGCGCTCGATCTTGTTGACCTCGCAGCGGCGTCCAGCGACGTTCAAGGCGAGTTCCAGCGTCAATCGGGCCATCGTCCCTATCTTGTGTGTCTGCCGGTATTGCTCGATCTCTGCGTCGGTCCAGTTATGGAAGCCCTCGCCATCCTGATACTTGTCGGTGGCAGTGACAGGGTTGTCGATCCGCCAGCCAAGTTTTTGTGCGTGGTGCATGTGCGTGGACAGGATGCTTCGCAGGACGTTGGCGGCAGCGGGTGTCTCCCACATTTGCCCGAATATCGTCTCAAGCCATGAGACGGTGATCTTTTCGACAGGGCGATCGCCATAGCGCTTACCTGACTTGGCGACGGTATTCAGAAACCGCTCCATGATGTTGGACTGGACGCGCTTTGTGCTGTCCTTCTTTTGCCGCCATTTCGCGCTTTGCTTGAGCCTCCGGTGTAGGTCGTCCAGCGATTTAGGATTGATCTTGGCAGGCGATTCGACCGGCTTCTTTTCCAATTCGCCTTCCTCAAGGATCTTCGCATGTGCCAAAAACATCGCGGCTGATCCCGGTTCTCCTGGTAGGTAAGTGCTTTTGTAGCCCTTCTTACGGAAACGGTATCTGACCTTGCCGTGCCGATCTTTTACCGGGCGGACATTCGGGGGCAGGTCAGACATCATCATCGCTCCACTCTTCGACCTCCGGTATTGCGGGGGCAGTGTCGCCTATGATGATCTCAATCCGGCTATTCGCCAAGTCCATGATGATGCGCGCACGCTCAAGCTTCGCGGATGCGACGGCTTTTGTCGCCCGATCCATGTCTGCCTGTGTGATGCGCGCAACCGCCGTCACTCCCCCTCTCCCACGATAGACCGGGATAGGTGGGCGTGGGCCAAGTCGCAGATCAAGCGGTCGCATTCAGGGCAGCTAATGGCACTGACGCGCCACCCATTGCCTCGCATGGGATAGCGAAGGACCTTCCCGCACGCGGTCACATTGGCTTTCCTGCCGCCTGCTGCGCTTATGAAATGTACAACCTCCCCGCTTATCTCTTCACGGGTGCTCTGGTTGGGGGTGGTGGTCATGGTTGCGCTCCGTCATCCCAAAGTTCTTTGGCCAAGCCGACCCATCCGCATTCACATGATGCGCTTGCGTCGGGGTCAACAAACAGATCGTCCCGCACGCGCCAGTCCCCACGGCTCCATTCAACGCCTGTTGTAGCTTCCGATCCCACTTTGGATGTTCCGCAGTCGGGGCATTTTGGTCGATCGCTCACGCCTCCCCTCCTGTGTCTGCCGCTTCGTTGCGGACGGCGGCGTCAATCGCTGCGCGAAGGTCTTCGTCCCAGTTCTCCACCAAATCACCCGTCACGGGTTGGCTGGTGAGGCGGGACAGAGCCGTATCCATAGCCCTGCCGAAAGTCTGTTCATCATGGTCGAAATCAGGATCGTCGGTTAGCACAAGGCCAAGGCCATCAAGCGCGGCTTCCAGCGGGTGCTGTTCGTCCGTCACCGGCACGTCGTTTGTAAGGTTGGTCATAATGAGGGGTCCTTGAATGGTGGTGTTTGGGCGTGCCCTTCGGGACAGGCTCTCGCCCTAGCGGGCCGAGCCTGCTTCGCGTCTCGTCGCTTCGCGCTTCGATCCTTCACGCGGCCTCGGCCTGTGCTGCCAACTGGCAATCCACCGCGCTCTGAAGCATTTTCGCCCAACTATCGGGACTTGCTCGGCGCAGGTTCATTTCGGTCGCCACGTCCCGCAGGAACACGGCAAGGTCGAGCATTTCGGAATAGCGAAGATCGCCGATGCTCTTGAAAATGGCTTCCTGGCGGGTTTCACGGCTCATGGGGGCTTCCTTCAGTTTAGGGACTTCACGTAGAACAGGATTAGCGGGCGACTCTTTCGCCTTTCCGCCGACGATAATGTGCGAACGCTGCGCGCCCATCGCGCGGATCTCCCGGCGCAGGACGGCAAGATGGTTAGGGACAGCCCGGACGTCGCTTGGGGTTTTTGCGACGACCACGAAGCGGCTCTCGCCTTTGAAGTGAAGAACGGCCTTGCTGTGCTTGCCGCCTTCTTCCTCGGTCATGGTGACACCGGGCCAGTCCTCCAACTCCTTGAGAGTGGCGGCTTTCAGTTCTTTGTTCACGCGGCCTCCGCAGTCTCAGGGTCGGTCCAACGCACGCCGTGCTGGTCCCCGAACGCCTGAATAAAATTGATCAGATCGGCCATCTGGCCCTTCGACATGCGCGAACTGCGAAACCCCGATGGGAACGGTCGGCCATCAAGACCTTCGATAAACTGGACCTCCCAACCGCAGGCGTTCATGAAGATCGCCTTCCAATCTTCCGGGGTGTGGCGGCGACCTTCCGGCATCGCGACCGACACGTCAGTCAGCATCGCCCAAAGCTTGGCGTTTTGATCCAGGCTACGACGCGGCGGCGATACTTCGCAGACATACCCTGCCGGGGCGCGCTCGATCAGCACCTTGGCCCGATCGCGCGCAGCTTGGCCGTTCAGAACGGTGGTGTGACCCTTAGCCATCGAACCGCTCCCTAAGAGCCATCACTCTCGCGATGTCCGCTGCCTTCGGGGAAGCCTTGCAAAGCGAGGCCATGAGTTCGTCCACGGTCTGCCCGTGCTGGTCGCGATATTCCTGCCAGAACGTGTCCTCGCCCACGTTATGCTGGCGGGTGTGACACCCTATCTCGCCATGCACGTTCGCGAACGGTCCATCGCAGAGAGGCACGGTGCGGAAGTCATCCGGCTTCTGCCCCATTCCGGCACCACTGCCCTTGCGGACATGGGCTGCGACCACGTTGGTAACCGATCCACACATTGCGCACGCGAAGGTTTTGGTCATCCACCCGGTATGGGCGGGGCCACGCCAGCGCTTTTCGGGCGCGTCGTCTTTCTGCTTTCGCTGTGGCAGTGCCATGTTAGGTTCCTTTCTCCGGGCGGCTCACTAGGAACCGCCCGGATGGTTGCGGGAAAGTTGGACGGGCGATCAGAACGGGATGTCGTCGTCGAGGTCGTCGTAGTTCGAACCGCCGCCGGACTGGTCGCCATATCCGCCACCAGACTGACCGCCGGCCGATCCGCCGCCGTTGCCGCTGGGGCCATCGAGCATGGTCAGCACTGCGCCGGGTCCTTGCAGCACACATTCGGTCGAGTATCGGTCCTGCCCGTTCTGGTCGCTCCATTTACGGGTGCGGCTTTTGCCCTCGACGTAAACCTTGCTTCCCTTCTTCAGGAACCGCTCGACCACGCCCACCAGACC